AGCCGAATTGCTGGAGCAAGTGGAGAATTAGCATTTACAAGAATATCTTTGACAACTGACGAATTAAAGCCTTTTGATTATTTAAAGTATGATCAAAAAGCAATTTGCAACGTTTTAAACTGGCCTGATGAATTATTAAATAATGACGGTAAGGCTAGTTTAGGAAGTAGCGAAACAAGTCAAGCGAGAAAACAAGCTATAACGGATAACATTTTACCGGACCTAGTTTTATTACAAGACTCTTTAAATAAAAACTTTATTAAAAAGTTTAAAGGATACGAGAACGCTGTAATTGAGTGGGATGTTGATGACTTGCCAGAAATGCAGGAAGACATGGGAATGAAAATGGAATGGCTAAGCAAAGCACCATTGACTCCTAACGAAGTAAGATACGCTCTTAAATACGACATGATAATGGAAGACGGTATGGATACCGTTTGGATTGATAGCAATAAGCAAAGAATTACAGACGTTTCAATGACGGCTTTTGATGCTGCAAATACTATTTAATGATAAACTGGGAGCGATTGCAATATATGTACGAACGGAAAGCGTACAGAGTTGTGCAAAAGCACATCAAAAAGATTTTAGGGGAAATTCCTTTAAATAATATATCTTTATCAAATTATCAAATATTAGTTTACTCTAATATTACAGAGGATAAGATTAAAGAGATGTTCGTTGACATTTATATGACAGTAGGATATGACTACAACAAAAGAATAAAAAAGGAAATAGAACGCACAACAAAGAACGTTTTATTTTCGGATTCATTTTTACAAGATATTTTAGTATTTTTGTCCGGAGAGGGAGGAGTTAAAATAGTAAGTGTCAGAGGAACGTTAATTGAGGACATAATAAAAGCGATTGAGGATAAATTAAAGAACGATACGTCTTTAATAAATTTACAAAATGCAATTTATGAAATAGTGCAAAGGTCACAACAGTTTTATAAATGGCAGGCTTTAAGAATAGCGAGAACAGAAACAACTTTCGCTTCGGCTTACGCATCAATGCGAGCAGCATCACAATCAAACTTTGAAATGACAAAGGAATGGATTGCAGCAAAAGACGATAGGACGAGAAAGGATCACAGATTAGAAAACGGACAAATTGTTGATTTTAACGATCCGTTTATAATGAATGACGGAAGCCAATTGCAATACCCAGGCGATCCAAAAGGAACAGCGGCTCAGGTTATAAATTGCAGGTGTACAATAGCCTTTAAGGCAAAGAAAGACAAAGACGGGAATATTATATTTAAAAAATAAAAAGATATGCAATTTAAACAATTATCTTACGATTTGAAAGACTTAGACGATAGCAAAGGAGTTGTTATTGCCTATGCGAATGCTTACAACTTTAAAGACTCAGACGGAGACATTTCGGCTCCAGGTTCTTTCAATAAGACAGTAACAGAGAATTTTAAAAGAATTAGAGTTTTAAAGGACCACAATCCAACGATGATGATTGGAGTACCTTTGGAAATAAACGCAAATGATCCTTACGGATTATTAACAACGTCTCAGTTTAACATGAACAAGCCATTAGGTAAAGACATGTTCACAGACGTAAAATTGATGCACGAGAGCGGTTTAAATGCTGAATTGAGTATTGGTTACCAAGTTTTGCAAAGAGACGCTAAAAACAAGGCGGTTATTAACGAATACAAGTTAATGGAGTATTCTTTCTTATCAAGCTGGGGAGCAAACGAATTAAGCACTGTACAAGGTTTAAAAAGCATTAAAAGCCATTACGGTATTATGGAATTAATCGAGAAAGCGTATAACTTAGATTATAGCGATCAAAGATTAAGAAATATCGAACAACTATTAAAATCACTTTCAGATGAGCCGGCAGAGGTTGCCACTTTGAACGAGGAGCCGATTATATTAAACACATTGAAAAATTTTACACTTTAAAACAAAAAAACAAAATGGAAGCATTAGAAATTAAAGCTGCTTTGGAAGGAATCAAAGCACAAGTTGAAACAAAAACTGCTGAGCAATCAGTAGAAGTGAAGTCTTTAATCGAAGCATTAGAGGCAAAAATGAAATCTGAAAACAACGAAACTGTTGAAGCGTTGAAAGCTGACTTAAAAGCTATTCAATCTCACGCTGACTTGTTAGACGTTAAATTACAAGAAAAAACTGCTGAGGCAAAATCAGAAGGTTATTTTGACGTAATGACTAAAACATTAAACGAAAACTTTAACGACATCAAAGAAGTAAGAAGCGGAAAATCTGTACAAGTGAAAGCTGTTGGAGATATGACTTTGTCTGGTAACTTAACAGGTGCTCAGCCAAAAGATTACAACTTCAATACTGTAATGATTCCAGGTCAATTAGTAAACGTTGCTGACTTAGTTGGTTCTGTTAACATTTCTGGAGGTACTTATACATTCCCAAGAGAGGGAGCTGGAGAAGGTTCAATCGCTACTCAAACTGAAGGTTCTTCAAAATCTCAAAGAGATTACGATTTTACAATGGTAGACGTAAACACAGACTTTATTGCTGGTTTCACTCGTTACAGTAAGAAAATGGCTAACAACTTGCCTTTCTTAACTTCATTCATTCCAAGTGCTTTGAGAAGAGATTATTTCTTTGCTGAAAACTCAATCTTCAACACTGCTTTGGCTGCTGCTGCAACTGCATCTACTCAAGTTATCACTGACAAAAACAAAATTGAAATGTTGATCAACGAGGTTGCTACATTAGAAAACATTAACTTTGCTGTTAACGGTATCGTTGTACGTCCTTCTGATTTCTACGACATCATGAAAACTTCAAAATCTTCATCTTCTGGATACGGATTGCCTGGAATCGTTACTTACGACGGTGGTGTATTAAGAATCAACGGAATCGCTGTTTACAAAGCTACATGGTTAGCTGCTAACAAATATTTCGTAGGAGATTGGTCAAGAGTAAACAAAGTAGTAACTCAAGGTTTATCTTTAGAGTTCTCTGAGCAAGAAGGAACTAACTTCGTGAAAAATAACATTACAGCTCGTATCGAGTCTCAAACTGCTTTGGCTGTTGAGCAACCAGCTGCAATCATTTACGGAGACTTTACTGCTGCATAAGTTGTAAGTTCTTAAAAATTAAAAGCCTATGCAATTTGTATAGGCTTTTTTTATAAATTTGTATAAATTAAAATATTAAAGAAAATGGAAAACTATATTGTAATAAAATCATTTTTCAAAGCGGACGAGAAAAAAGATTATAACGTTGGAGACCTTGTTGAATTGTCAAAAGACGATGCTGAAAGATTTTTGCGTAATGAATTAGTTGAGAAACAAAAAGCAACAAAAGCAAAAAAATAATGGCGTATATTGACGTATTAACACTTGAAAGAGTTAAGAACTATTTAAGAATAGACGAGGATTTGACAGACGATGACAACGAAATCATTTCGATGATTAATGGAGCTTGTCGTTTTGTTGAGAAAAGAACTAATCATTTGTTTTATAATCGTGACGTTACTTATACAAATCAATTAAGTTTAAAAGTTTACGATTATCCAATAAATGAAATTGTAACTCCAGCGGATCCGATTGTAATTCATTTTTCGACTTACGATGTATTTCCAAACGAGACAACTGTAACTTTGAACGTTGGGTATGAGGACCCGACAGACGTTCCAGACGAGCTTTTACAGGCATGTTTACAAATGATAAAGGTTTGGTATTACGAAAGCGAAAAACAAGTCAATACAACGCTTATTCCGGAGGCAGTAATGCAGGCAATTGATATTAACAGACGATTTTTATGATAGCGAGAGAATTATCCAGAAAAGTTGAAATATATAAAACTGAAAACGTTGAGGATGGTTTTGGAGGTTATACTATTGATGACGTTTTAATTGGTAGCTTTTGGGCAAACGTAAAACAAGCCAGTTCATTTAGAGACAACGCAAACGGAGGTTCTTATATTAAAGATAATTATTCTTTTAAGATTAGAAACAACTCAACTATTGATATTGATAGGGATAATCTAAGTATTGTTTACAGAGGCAATAAATACGTTGTTAATAATCTTGAATATGATGACGAGTTATTCAGATTCATAAATATAACTGCAAATGGCAAAGGGATCGATTAAAGGAATTGACGAAGTTATTAAGGAGCTTAGAAAATACGGAAAAGATATTGAAGTTGAAATCGATGCGACAACGAGTAACGCTGCAATGGAAATTGAAAGAAATGCAAAAGATTTGGCACCAAAAAACTTTGGTAAATTAGCTCAATCAATTAGTAGACAAAAAATAAAAGAAAGCAACTATATTATTTCAACAAACGAGTTTTATGCTGGTTATATGGAATTTGGTACAGGAACAAAAGTAAGAATTCCGGAAGAGTTCAAAGATATGGCTGCAAGTTTTAAAGGTCAAAAGGGTAGTTATAAAGAGGGTTTGGAATCAATAAAACTTTGGTGTAAACATAAAGGAATTGACGAAAAGTTTGCATGGGTAATTTTTGCAACGATATTAGGAGCTGGAGTTAATCCAAAACCTTTCATGTATCCGGCCTGGATAAAAGGCAAAAAAGACTACTTAGATAACTTAAAAAAATTATTATCAAAATATAATAAAAAAATTTAGTAATTTTGACGTATGATAACAACAAATCCAGATAAATACATTAGAAAGGCAATTTTTGATCTATTGAATGATATTGTTGTGTCAGGCAAAACGATTAAATGCTTTGATAGTAGAATAGCAGGAAACGAAAAAGTTGCTAATTATATTTTATTAACTGGGCAAACAAAAAGTATTGATAAAGCAAATAAATGCGAATACCGTTGGAACACTTCTGTATTAATAGAAATATTTACCAAGACAAGCTCTCAGGGGAATGCTGGCAGTAGACTATTATTAAACGATATTGAACAAGCGGTAAGCGATTTATTATTGCCACAAATTACAGTTGACAATTTTGCAGTTATTACTCAGGATTTAAGCTATAACACACAGTTAGAAACGGTTACAGACACAGAAAATATTTACCGAAGTTTTTTAACTTTGGAATTAACATTAAACTAAAAATAAAAAAATTATGGCATTACCAATCAAAGGAGAAGTAGGAATTCTTTATGTAGCAGACGGAGCATCTTATAAGCCAGTGGCTTGTTTGACTTCAAACAGTTTATCAACAGCCGTTTCGGTTATTGAATCAAATACAAAATGTAACCCTGGAGTTACAAAAATCCAAGGAGGTATCTACTCTTATACTTTAGACGCTGAAGGAGAGTACATTGACACAACTTCAGTTGGAGGAGACGATACAAAAATATCTCACGACTTTTTAGTTGAGTTACAACTTGAAAAAGCATTAATAACTTGGAAATTAGTAACTGGAGTTGCTGGAGCGACTTACTACGGTAGTGCTTTAATCTCTGACTTATCTTTGGATATGGGATCAGGCGATGACTTGGCAACGTTCTCTCTTACATTAAATGGAGACGGAGAAATTTCAACAGTTGATCCATTAGACTAAGACATATTTTAACCAAACAATCAAATCATGAATAAAGTAGTATTATTAGACAAAGAGTTCCATTTTGGAATAGGGTTTTTAAATGAATTGTTAGACGGAACAGGTTTAAGACTTGACGAATTAGGCACTCAAGCCGATGCGGTTTTAATTCCTAAAATGATGTATTATTCATTATTATATTCCTACAAAAGAAAGGCTCAGGAAGTTGATTTTACTATGTATGACGTGAATGATTGGATTGATGAAAATGGAGGCATAGGAGGCGAGTTTTGGACTAATTTCCACAAAGCCTTTAATGACTCTATGAATAAAGACGTCCCAGTTGACAATAGCAAAAAAAAAGTGAATCCAGAGAAATAGATTTTAAAGCGGATGTTATCGCTTTTGCTTGTGGCGAACTTGGAATTTTGCGTTTAAGTGATGTTTATGATATGACTTTCGCAGAGTTCCAAATTCGCCTTTTTGCATATAAAAGAATGGAGTTAAGAGAATGGGAAAAGGTTAGACAAATAGCTTGGAGTGCATTTATAGCTCCACACCAAGACCCTAAAAAGTTACCTAAGTCAATAGATAAGTTTATGAAGTTGGGAGGTAATGAAACAAAACGAGGAGTTAGCGATGAGCAAAAAGAAAACTTCTTAAAAGCATACAAAGAATATTTAAACCAGAAAAAAAATGGCTAAATTAGAAATAGGAATTGGAGCAGACAGTTCCGGTTTTGATAAAGAAATTTTAAAAGTTGAGAAACAACTTGAAAAACTCAAAAGTCAACAAGCTGCTAACATAAAACTCGGTTTAGATACGAGTGCAATCAATAAGCAAATAAGTGAAACAACTACAAAATTAAATGGATTAAAAAGTTCATTAAATAGTTCGACCACAGCGTTTGCAAATAATTCAAGAGCAACAGCAAACGGATCGAGTACATTAACTCAATTCTCTCGTATTGCTCAGGATGCTCCTTTTGGTATTATTGGTATTGGAAACAACTTAACTGCAACAGCTGAAAGTTTTGGATATTTAACACAATCCGCTGGAGGTGCTGGAAATGCATTTAAAGCTATTGGGGCTTCTTTATTAGGACCAGGAGGTTTAATATTAGCATTCTCTGTTGTTACAAGTGGGCTTACATATATGGCTCAAGAAGGAATCACTGTTGGCGATGTATTTGATAAATTAAGAGGTAATTTTGATAGCTTCGCAAAATCAATGCAAGAAGCAAATGCAGAAGCCGCAAAAAATTCATCTGAGCAAATTTCATCTTTAACTGCATTAGCTAGCGTTGCTAAAAATGTTAGTATTTCAATGGATGAAAGAATGTTAGCTGTAAAAGAATTACAAAAAACATATCCAGCTTATTTTGGAAACTTAACACAAGAGCAAATTTTAAATGGGGATTTAAAAGATATTATTGACGACGTTACAGATGCTTTATTAGCTAAAGCAAAAGCAGCTGCTTATAGCTCTAGAATAAGTAAATTAGCTGAAGAGGAAATTAATATAACTGAAAAAATAATTAAAGCAAATAAGGATTTAAAAGAATCCGAGATTGAAGCAGCTAAGCAAAGAAACAATACGGCAATGGCTTATTCAGCCGGTGGAATTGGAGCCGCTTTAGGTGCAAGTGCAAATCAGGTTAATAATTATAAGCAAACAATTTTTAATTTACGATCTGAGCTTAAAAAAAATATAGATACACAAAAAAAGTATCAAGAAGAGGTTAACAAGACAACAGCTGCATCAATTAAATTACAAGCCGTTCCACCAAAGACAATAACTCAACCAAATCCTACTCAATTTAAAAATCCAAATCCAAATTTTCAAGGAGGTAATGGTTTTATAGGTGGTGGAATTGTAAATCCAAATTCTGGAATTGTGGCTCCTGATTTAGGAGTTGATAAACAAGCTATTGAATCCGCACAAAAATTAAAAGAGGGATTAGCATTACAAGAAGATTTAATAAAAGAATTTGATGCAAATGCAAATGCATTAATTGAAAATAGCGTTGCAAGTACATTTGCTAATTTAGGAACTGCAATTGGAGAAGCTCTTGCAACGGGTGGAAATGTACTTAAAGCAGTTGGAAATAGTATATTACAAAGCATGGGCAAGTTTTTATCAGACATGGGAGATATGCTTATTAAATACGGTACTTTAGCTATTTTAAAAGGTAAACTTGACTTAGCGATTTTAACTGGAGGACCTGTATCAATTGCGACTGGTATTGCAGCTATCGGTGTTGGAGTAGCGTTAAAAGCAATTGGAGGAGCAATTGGAGCAAGAGCAAATGCGGGTGCTGATGGTTCTTCATCTGGAGTTGGAAACAAAAGAGGATCAATTTATACTGGAGCGGATGTACAAACACCAACAAGCTCAGTAAATAGCGGAGGAGGTTTTAGTAATAATGGCGGAACAGTTGTTTTTGAAATATCAGGACAGAAATTGATTGGAGTATTAAGTAATACATTAGGAGCAAATAAAAGATTAGGCGGAAACTTAGCAATAGGATAATATGGCTTTAAGAAAAATTTTAATAGAATTTACAGCAAACCCAACTTTGGGAAATGCTTTTAGTTACAATATAACAATTGACTCAGTTGCCTTTTCATATCCAAACGGATATGATACTCTTAATTTAGAATACGTTTCAGGCTCAGACGTTCCAAATACCTCAATAGGTAGAAAAGCAACTTTAACTGAGACAATTGACGCTACTTTAAATTTTTTAGTTACTTATTACGCAAGTTCTTTTATTAGTTATTCCAGAGTTGAAAATTCAATCGAGGTAATAATTAATTTTGAGGATGCTGTAATTACATATCCGGACGACGCAAACGAAAACATTTTAATTTCTGACGAAGCATATAGTCCAGATGTAAATTATAAACTTAAATATGTAGTTGATTGGGCGGATACAGAAAACGTTGATTACTCAGTAAGAATTTACCAAAAAGCATATACTGGAAGCTCAACAGAGGTTTCCGGTTATGCCACATTACAATACGGATCAGTTAATGACAATTTAGAGCCTATTCGTGGAAATGGTTTAAATTTATTTTTAAACGCTTCAAACGATTTAACTTTGGAGGATTTATATACAGAGGACGAAAATTCTTTCTCTGTAAAAATGTATCGAAAAAATAAACTATTATTTGACGGATATTTAAAGCCAGACGGAGTTTATCAATCATTTGTTCAAGACCAGTGGATTTTGAGTTTATCATGCGTTGACGGATTAGGTTTATTAAAAGACTTGGCTTTTGTTCAAAGCAACGGATTGCATTGGATAGGAAAACAAAAAGCAATTGATGTTGTTTATAATTGTTTGAAAAGAACTGGACTTGAAATGAACATCAACACGAGCGTAAATATTTATTACGAAGGATTAACTCCAAGCGACACTTTGGATCCTTTAAACGAGGTTTATGTGAGCGTGGATAGGTTTGTAAAAGATGACAACGACACAATAATGGATTGCAACGAGGTTTTAACTTCGATTTTAAATTTATTCAATGCCGTTATTTGTCAAATGGACGGGCAATGGTTTATTTATAGACCAAGTGAGATATTTGAAAACAATATTGTAAAATTTAGACAATATAGTCAAACGGATAATTCTTACGTTAAATTAAATACTAAAAATTTAGCTTTTAACTTAGGTAGCCAAATTGATAATTATTATCCACATCACGCTGGAGGGAATCAACAAATAGAAATTAAAGGCTCTATTTCTGCAACTCGAATAAATTATAAATTTGGATTTTTAAAATCATTAAACTCAAATCCTAATTTAACTCACACCGGCTATACTTTCCCAGGTTGGACGGTTATAAACGAGCCTTATGTTATTTTAGATCCAACAGATAACGAGGGATTAATTTCGGCTCCAGTAATTTCAAGTGGTTTCTCTACTCCAATTTTTCCTATAATGTATTCGGATGACGTTGATTTGAACGCTGGAAATACAATTAGTATTATTTTAAGAGGTAGATTAACAAATTCAAGTGTTGCAGCTCAGGCAAAATTTAGAGTAACATTAACAGAAGGTTCTGGAGCAATAAGTTATTTAAAATTTGACGGAACTTGGACGGCAACAGATACATCAATTATTTTAGGATTAAACCCAAACTTTGACGTAACAATTCAATCTTTGGCTTTACCGGCTGACGGAGCTGTAAGTATGACAATTTACCAAGCCTTACAAACGTCTTCTGGATCAACTCTTTACGAGGTTACTTACGCAGATATTCAAAACAATGCAACAGTTTCAACAAGTGGATCAGTTGGGGAATTTCATTCAGCACAAAGACAAAACAGACCAAGTTCAATCTCTACGGAAACAAAAACTATTTTTAACGGAGATAGTCCTTCGTTAATTTACGAGGGTGCAATATGGAAAGCCGATACAGAAACTCCTACATCTTTATGGTTTAGAAAAGACAAAACAGAAAGTAAAGCAATTTTACAAATTGCCGTTGAGGATATATTAAGAGTTCATCAAAGACCTCAAAAAATATTTACTGGAGACATTTATGGATATTTGCCTTATTTGTCTATTATTTCAATAAATAATTTGGATGGAAAATTTTTACCTTTGGAATGGAGTTTTGACGCTTCAAGAAATATAACAAGCGTAAAACTTTTACAATTATTTGGCGAGGAGCTTAACGATATAAACTATAATCTAACATTAGATTATGGAAACACAACAAAGGTCACGATTACGTCATAAATTTTATTAATTTTGTAATATGGAATATTTTAAAGGAGAAGAGAGAATCTTATATATAAAACTGGAGGGAGTATATATTCCAATCGGTTGCTTAAGTGATAATTCATTTTCTGAAAGCTCAGAAACAATTGACACGACAACAAGAGACAATGCAGGCTGGTCCACAAGCCGACCAACTATGCAAAGTTATAGTATCGGTTTTAACGGTATACAAGTCAATTCTACAATGGCTGGAGGAGATTTTGAAGTTGCAAGTTATGACCGATTAAAAGAGCTTAAAAGAGATCGTCAATTATTAGAATGGAAAATACAAGGGGAAAATTTCCCTATTGTTGATTACGGAAAAGCCTACATAACTGATATTTCGGAAGCGGCTACTGTAAATGAATTAATTACATTTAGCGGAACTTTAAACGGCTTCGGACAGCCTTTAATGGCGTCATACGCATTAGTTTTATTAAACGATGGCGATCCAAGCGTAATAGTACAAGACGGAAATTCAAACTTAATACAAGTATAAAAAAATGGCAATAGATCCAACAACTACAACAACCGTAAGGGTTAGCGAACTCGCAAGTGCGGGATATAATACAACTGATTTAATACCTCACGAGGTTGGAGGTCTTTTAAAGAAAGGGAATTTACAAGACTTAGCAACTTTTATAGGTTCTATTATTGACGTTGAAGGAAGTGTAGGTTTTAGAGCTGTTAATGTTACAGACGGACAAACTTTACCAGCCACAACAGAAGAGGAATTTATTTTAGTAGGTCCTGGAACATTTCCAAACGTTGGAGGAGGCTCAGCAATAACAACAACAGAACCTTTAAACGCTTTGGTTTCAAATGGTACTTATTGGTTTATTGGAGTTGAGATTCCAATTGCAGCGAGTGGAGCTTGGGGATCAATTGAAGGTAATATTGAAACTCAAACAGACTTACAAGATGCTTTGGATTTAAAAGCTGACTTAGTTGACGGAAAGGTTCCAGCTTCTCAATTGCCAAGTTATGTTGATGACGTTGTTGAGGTTGCAAATTTTGCAGCTTTACCGGCAACTGGAGAGACTGGAAAAATTTACATAACAATAGACACAAATAAAGTTTATCGTTGGTCCGGTTCAGCTTACATTGAAATTGCTGAAAACAATGCAGTTTGGGGATTAATTGAAGGTACTTTGTCAAGTCAAACAGACTTGAATACAGCTTTAGGGTTAAAAGTACCTTATACTGGTGCAACTGGAAACGTTGATTTAGGAACACATAAATTAACTGCTTCGGATTTAGTTGTAAACCACGCAAGTGGATCAGGTGTGGCAGCAACAATAAGCAAAGGAGGTAACGGAGAGGCTTTAACAGTTACAAAAAGCTCAGGAAGTGGAAACGCTGCTAGTATTTTAGGTGGAGTTACTTTATTAGACGAATTGCATTTAAATACTGATTTAGCTGATGCTTATATTGCAAGTGCGGCAACTTGGAACGCAAAACAATCCGCTTTAACATTTAGCAGTCCTTTAGTTAATACAAGTGGAACAATTTCAATACCAGCTGCAAGTGGTTCAGTAAACGGATATTTGAGTTCAACTGATTGGACTACATTTAACACTAAACAATCCGCTTTAAATGGAACGGGTTTTGTTAAAATTTCAGGAACAACAATTAGTTATGATAATACAACTTATTTATCAGGAACTGTTGCAATTGCAAATGGTGGAACTGGAGCAACAACTGCTTCGGCTGCAAGAACTAATTTAGGAGCTACAACAATAGGTTCTGGAATATTTACTTTGCCAAATGGTGGATTGGTTTCCTTTTTAAGAGTAAACGCTGATAATTCGGTTGAATT